ATGAGTACCTTAGAAAGCATTTAGGAGTAAAAAGGAGTAAAATCCTCTCAAAACCCTTACGAACTATACAATGATAATTATAATGGCTACGTAATTTTGAGCATAAGTATATAAAATTTAATTAATTTGATTACAAAAATAGGCTATTCTATAGTAAATATATAATCATTTTAACCATTCTAATTTAATTTGGGAGTTTTTTGGGAGTAAAACCAACTTACAATATTAGTGGTTTTTTAGATGGTTTTTATAACAAGCAAAAAAAGCCTAGATTATTTTGATCTAGGCTTAAATTTTATGTATTTATTATTTACATGTATATCACGATACCCATTGTTGATAATGCTGTGCGATAACCCCACATACATAAGAACATACTCTACCCGTGTATTCAACTGATTTCCTTGAATATCTTCAGCGCCTATTTTTAAGTAAACTTTATTCATAAGCATAAACACCCATTTGATTTTGAAACTCTTCGGACAATTCAAAATATTTTTTATACTGCCCTTGATAATAATCTCTATCGCCTTGAGTATCTTGTAATTCTTGATTTGTTAATTCTAAACTGTTTTTTAGATTATTAATTTGCTGTTCCTGATAAATGGCAATACATCCAAAAAATAAAGCTATGGCACTTATAGTAAAAACTATCATTTTATCTAATTCTTTTTTAAACATATTACTATACCTTTTTTAGATAATCGCCACTTACCCATCCACTAGGAATACGAGCCCATCCATTAGACCATTCTTTTACGGTAACACGAGTACCCTTGTTTAGACATCCGTCTTTATCATAATCATGTTTTTTTGCATCAACTGTTAATTCATTATATGTTTTTCTTCTATAATTTTCTCCAGGACCAGTACGAACACTTAAATCACTGGCAATAACTTCATAAGTCCCTAAATTTTGTGCTACACTATCTTGAATTTTAGTACAATATTGTAGAGATACCCAGCCTTCACCTGTATAGCCCCAACCATTTTCCTCTTTAGAGATAGTTAATTCTGTATTATTGGCATAAGCCTTAACTTTTGCACCGTTTGGAGCATTACGACAGTTTACACCGCTTGGCGTATTTACTCTTACTTTATAATTTACACTGTTATCTTGTTTTGGTGGTGTTGGCTGTTGAGCTACGGCTCCATTATTATACTTTGGTACCCCATAACCTCGAATAGATGCATTGCCAACTGCAATAGTTCTACGAGCTACTGCATCCGATTTATTACCTTCAATTACAGTAATTTGATTGCCTGATACACTTTCTACAATTCCAACGTGTTCTGGCCAACCATCTTTTTTATCCCAGTCATAAAAAATAATATCTCCCGGATTAGGTGTGACATTGCCATCTTCTTGCCAACACCCAATATTTTTAAACAGTTCGATCATTTTTCCGCATGATGCTTCAGTTGGAATAATATCCGTACAATTACATTTAATAGCTAATGCACTAATAAAAGTAGCACACCAACTGTCTGTATATTTTACTTTGTAACCTCTTGCTAATGGTTTGTGACCATTATAAATATCAATAATCTCTTTATGACTTCCATTTGATTCCTTTTTTCCAATCCAAGCCCGTGCTTGATTTAATAATTCATTTACTGTTGCCATTTTATTTTTCTCCTTAATTTCTATTTTCTAAATTGTTGATACGCAATTCATGTATATCAATTATTTTTTCGTTTCTGCGTTGCTGTTCTACGATAACGTCAAGCCGTTCACTATGTGCATCTAACCGCTTGTCTTGTCGGTTGTTATCTTCGATTATCCTTTCAAGCAGTGTGTTCATACGTGTTATGTTCGAATTTAGCTTAAGCATAGGGGTAACAAAGCTAAAAATTGCCACCCCTCCTGCAATAACAGAGCCTATCATTTCCGCTTCGTTCATAACGCTAATCCTTTTTAGGCTCAGTGTAGTTTAGTGCACGTTCGCTGTCTGCTACTCCGCTTGTAGTAGGGTCGTTGATTGCATTCCATACAGATACAACCACCAGAGATAATACGTAAGGGTTAGAAACCGCGTTTAAAAGCAGTTTTCCTAACGCTCCCCATGTTGTTAGGTCTTGTGCGGTAAGCCCCGCATAAGCTAAAATAGGCGTTAAAACAGCTAATACAATTTGTGCAATAAACACGGGATTTTTTAATCTGATTTTTAAATTAATTTTGTTCATAAAATTACCTCACTTTATTAATATTAAAAAGGCCTTTCGGCCTTTAAGTTTTTATGCAGTTCTTTTCCACATATAGCAAGTTATATATGGCTGTAAGTTGTTATGCGGTTGGTTTCCACCTGTATTTTTTATAACATCGGTTTGTGTTCCTGCAATCATATAATAACCATATGCCCCACTCAAATTAGATGTAGTAGCAAATTGTTGTCCAAAATCATGTTTATGGCTCGGCATTTCATCGACAGTTAATGTATGTTCTTTTTCTCCGCCCGTTTTTTCTACAGTGTTGAAATCACTATCGCTTGTATCGACACCAACTGGTACTTGACCTTTTCCCCACGCTACCCATGTTCCGCCGTAAATTGTACTTGGGTTTTCATCGGAAGTGCTGAAAATAATATCACCTACACGATGCATAAGCAAGAATAATTGCTTAGTTAAATCTGTTACCGATGTAAAAGCTCCCATAAGCATTGTAACATCATCGTTTAACTGCGTGGTTTCGGTTTGTAATTGCGATATATCTTCTTTAATAACGGTTAAATCATTTTGGTTAGCTCCTGCGGTTTTGATATGCCATTCTACAAAGCTAGGTTGCAATTCAGTTCCAACCAACGCATTAGTATAAGGATACCAACTCGGTAGAGTAGGCAACGTGATTTGTTCTGTAGTTGGCGTGGCTAGTTCATAACATACGGTAATAGGGTTAGATTGTAGCCAAGTTTTTAGGTTGTCTACCGTGTTGGTTAGACCTGCTTGTTCCATATAATATCCAACATTGAGATACATAACTTTTTCGTATTGAGTAAAATTGAAGCCAACTCGGTTAATCCCGGAACCATCACTATTTATAACATCTATTTCATTGTGTGGTAACGAATCACACAACCCTTTTGCGTTAACGTGTGTTATAGCAATATGATACAGCCAATTATTAGTATTTCCGGCGTTTTTTAACCATGTTTCTGAACCATTAAAAGTTATTTCCCCAACTCTTCTTGTAACAACCCCATTTTCTATCGTATCCTTAACACCGTTTGGTAACTCGCGTAACGGTTGGTTTAGTTCTACGGTTGTGGTTTCGAAGCCTTGATATGGCTGATAATCGGTAGCCGTTGTTCCAATCTCTAGTTGTGGTTTAAATACTAATCCGTCTACGTTTACACCGCTAAAAATGGCAATACCAAACACGACTTTTTTAGTTACTTTTGACATGTTAGTTACACCATTACCAGTATCATTAAGAGAAAAAGATTCATTGTATAAATACATATAATATTTGCTTAAACCGCCACCGCTAGGGCAACCACTTAATGTATATATTTTATCATTATCAAGATTCGCGGATAATTTTCCGTCATTCCAATAAATTGTTTCTGTTGCGGTACCACTAAGCAAAATACTTTTATCTTTATTTATTGTAAAAGTAACTCCTTTTAAACTAAATGTATTGGCTTCGTTATTCAATAAGTTTTTTCCACTTGTAACAAAACCAATATCATATTTTTGCGTATCCTCGTTGTAATCACCTATGAACTTAGGCTCTTGAGGATATTCGGGGTTAGGACTAGCAATACCGCCCGTGAATGGCTCGAAAGTTCCGTCTCCGTCTTGGTAGAGCATTGGTTTGATTGTGGCAGGAGTAATTGTACTACCAGAATCCCCATAGACAATTAACCTAACTCTAAAATTTACGTCTTCAAGCATTTCTTGATTGATTGTACCGATTGATTCGCTATTACCATTATTAGTTAATGAGAACGAACCTTCACCATCAAAAGATAATTGAAAATATGGCGTAGTAGCTTTTTCTGTTTTTAAATAAATAGTACCTTGTTTGAATAATTTTACAGCCTCTTCATTAGAATATAAAACTATCGAATTACTATAATTTGACGTCAAATTTCCACTTCCGCTAATTGTGAACGAACCATCATCGTTGTTAGTTACTGTAGCACCACCTTGAGATTTAGTAGGCAGTTTACTAGCGTCGAATAATTGAAACCCGTTTGTAGTTTCTTGGGAATATGCTCCGTCTATTTCTGCAACGTCAATCCCGTTATTACTTGCTGAACCACCATAACTAATACCTTTATAAGTATAATAGCCAGCATTTACCATTGCTTTAGATGCTAATCCGTCACCTAAATCAACAGTTTCCCCGAATGTTCCATCACCTTTTTTAAATCTTATTTGTACGGGGTCTTCTTGTACGATTTCATAATCTCCCATGTTTCCAATCGCATTATCAATCTGCGTTTGCTGAGATGTTATTTTTTCTTGTTGTGTTTGTGCTGTAGAGATAAGTTCTTCAAGCTGTGCTTTTATTGGATCGAGATTTTCAGCAGACCAGTTATTAAACAGTGTTTCAACAAATGCCTTAACAACCTGTTGCCATTCGCCCTCATCTGGCGGTAATGGACTTAATCCACCAACACTTGCTTGTATACGGTAAATAACGGGCTTTAGAGATACGTTCTCGTCATTGTTGGTTAATGTTACCCCAACCGCTAAAAAGCCGTTACGATACATTATTTCATTAGATATAGCGAACACACCGTCACCGTCTACAACAACCGCACCACCAGCACTAATAACGTCGCCGCACTCTATCATCGCACTGTCATATACACCAATATAAATAGTCGGTATATATCCGCTAAAACGTTCATTGTCTTGAATAAATTTAAACTGTATATTATTGCTATACTGTGCTGGGATTTCGGTAGTATCAGCGGCTAAATTAAGATTGTTTTGTGTTATTGTACTAAATATCATTTTGTTCCCCTTTCTAACGCTTTTATACGGTTGTTTTGTTCCTGCACGCATTTAATCAGTGCATTCATAATATTTTGGTAATCTACACCATAATACCCGTCTTTTTCTTTATGTAGAAAATATTTAGAATAGCCTTTGTTCGTATAATCATTTGCAAGTATACCAATCCTGTTTTTATCACCGTTTAAGTAATCAAATTGTTTTACTTCTAAATCATATACAAAAGAACAATCTATATCTTTTATATTTTTCTTTAATCGTTTGTCTGATTGATTTATTATACTGTGTCCACGCATATTTAACGTTTTATAGCATGACACTTCGCCATTATTCATAACTAAATAACCATCAAGCGCAGTATTTGTGTTATCTGTACTTATACCGAGAGATAAATTGTGTCCATATGCGCCCTGCAGCACCGTTCCATCTGCTCCACTTGACAATTGTCCTACGTATGTCCCTTTATTAGCGTAAGAGTATATAGCCAATCCGCCATTATACATTTTCATGCCGATATAATCCGTATCAGGATGATATGTCGCAATGCTTGGTTCGCTTGAATCTAGAATAATTCCGACCGTACTTCCGCTTGACAGAGATGTACTGTCCATTGTCCAACCACCAAGCATACCTAAATCTGCAATTATTTGTATTCCTTGTAAAATACCAGCGGTAATATAATTAGCATTAAATACGCCGTCTAATGTCCATGCCGTTTCAAAAGGACCATTAATCCCATTTTTCGAAAACCCAATCCCGTTTTGATTTATTCTTAATACTTTTTTTGCCAGTTCTTTATCGGGGTTGTCTAGAAAAAAGATTTCACTCGGTAAACCACTGTCATTAAATCCATACTGCATATTTCCGCCCGAACCGCCCGTAATTAAATTGGTCTGTTCTTTCACAATAGCCATAAATCTGTCAGTCTGTATTGTTTCCAACTGTCCTAATTGTCGGTCAGTGCTTGAAACTTGATCAGTGTTTCGTTTTATGACGGTGTCTAAAGTTATTTCGCTATCTTGCGGTTGCAGATATTTAGTTTCTTTTTTCTTAATTGTAAAATTTTCGTCTAATTTATGCGGTACGGATATAACTGGAACACTCATTCCCAAATCCAATGTATCAATCGATACGTCTAGCATCGATAAATCAACGGCATTTACTTCTATGCTCCACGAAGCTTTTATATTTTCCTGCAAAAAGGCTTCTCCCTTTGTTTTTAGGTTTTCGGGTAATGTAACATCTTCCCACTCATTCTTACCGTATATATAGCCAAATAGGCTTACGGCAGTTTCATTTACTAAATAATCTTTACCGTCATTCACGCTTTCAATCGTTAGCGGTAACCCCGTTTCTTCATTTTTAACACCTAAAGGTATTAGCGCGGTTATTACATTTTCCGCAGATATACGCTGTGACAAATCTAATATATTTTTTTGGAATTCTATAGTTTGATTTGATGTTGTTCCATACTCTTCCAAGTAATCAAGATATCTTACGTTGTTTTCTTTTCTAACCCTTAAATATCCGCCTAAACGGTTAACTAATTTTTCTTGCATTACTGTTAATGTATTTGAATAATCATTGTCTATACGATATACATTGTCAGTTGTATTGGTAACATTAACAATTCCAAGTGTAAATCGCTTTTGTTCTTCAACTTGTGCGTTATGCTGATTTAAAAGACCTTGAAGATAATCGCGGATAGTTGTATCCTGCGTTGTATTAGGTCTTACTATACTGTCAAGGAAATAAGCTAAAGAACCCTCGCAAGTAAATGTTCTATTGCCCAAAATATCATCATCGGTATACAGCACCCGTCCCTCAAACACAAGAGCATCATTTCTATATAATTCGATTACAGACGTCATTTTTTGCGGTTTATCATAATTAGGATTAAAAGGCGGGAGAGCAAACACTAATGTATTAGTTGTATTAACTTGTTCAGTTAAATCGATCGACATAGCTTTATACGTATTTGTCGTACTGTCAAACAATATATCGGCATCGCACATTAATTTTAATTTCAAAGTTTGCTCGCCCCCTCTATATTCGTTTTTAACGGGTCACAAATTATCGATAATGTAACGGTAGCAAAGTTCCAATTATCATGCTCGTCAGTATCAATAGAAATTCTCCCATTATAATACCACTCACTATCGCTTGCGAAACTGAATGTACCTCTTTGACCGTGCATGAGCTCAAGAACTTTTTGCATTATTTTTTGCCAGCACGGTGTCGATTTCATTAGTTTGCAATTTATAGTTATTGGGCGTTGGCTATATGTAGGACTTCCAAAATATTCTGTATAGTCATAAACAACATTAGAATACGGTATCTCTTGAAAAAAACTCTTAACCTCGGGGATACCAATAGAATATGATTCAACACACAAATGATAATCGCTTAACAAAAAATCATCATTATTGATTTTAAATCTTACATCTTCTCTCATATTCCGTACCTCCCTTTGCGTGAAGTTATAATCCCCATGTTTTGATCGACTGATCCCGTTATACTATAGCCTACGACTTTGCCGTCTAGATAAATCGGTATAGTAACACCCGCCATTGCTTCGGCTAGTTTTCCATAATCAAGACCCATTTCATTGTTTGTAACAAGATTGGCGCTTAACATACTCTCTATACCTTGTATTCCGCCGTATGAGCGTACTTTTTGAGCTTCGGGTGCTGTAAGTACCATTTCGCCTTTATCCAAATACGCAGGGAAAAAATCACTTGGTACATAATCCATACCGACTTTTAATCTTGGTATTTTCCCAATGTTAAAACCTTTTCCGCCTACAACTGGAACCCAATCGGGAATTTTTATTTTATTTAAACCGCTTATAAACGTGTTAATTCCGTCTATTATCCAGTTTATCGGGCTTTTGAATATGTTAGCAAAGCCACTTACTATGTTAGAGAATATTTGTTTTATCCCCTCCCATGCCTGACGCCAATTCCCCGAAAATACACCGCTTATAAAGCTTATAATTCCGTTAAATATTCCTTTTATATTGTTTATAATCGATGATATCCAATTGCTTAAATTATTCATCGCGTTTTTAGCGCCCTCAACCATGAGATTAAAACCATTAATAAAGAAATCTTTTATTCCATTAACTGTGTTATTAAACGCTGTTGCAATTCCGTTCCATAAATCATTAAACCATGTCGCTAAACCATTCCATGTTTCCTGAAACCATGCAACAATCCCACTAATTAATTCATTCCACCATGTTTGAATACCGTTCCACGTCTCTATAATGGTTGCATCGATTTTAGCGTTTAATTCACTCCACCACGTACCGATGCCATTCCACAAATTAACAAACCATTGACCTATACTTTTAATGGCTTCCCATGCATTTGAAAAAGAATCGACTACTTCATTCCATTGTTCGCTAAATATTTCTCCCCATTTAATATTGGAAAACCACTCGTTTACTGCTGTGATAATATCCCCTATAACTTCAAACAATGGACTAGCTACTTTCATTATGGTTCCAAGTATGCTCACCAATGAGTTTAAAATAGGCAATAACGCTTTGCCTAATGGTTCAATCAACATTTGCGTGTTTCTTATTAGACTTTGAAACTGTGCCCCTAACCCTTTGCCAGCGTTGTCTTTAACTTTATCCATAGTTCCATTAACATCATTAAACGTGTCACCAACGCTTGATAACGATTCAATAAATTTAGTATTAGCATCCTCACCCATGGTTCCGAATGCTGTAGCAGATAAAGTCATTTTATCCTGCTCATTAGTCGCATTTTTTATATCTTTTACAATACTGTCTATGACTTCTTTTTGTGTGGCTTTACCATTTTGCCAAGACTTAAATGTATTTTGCGTTTCCTTGCTAAAAGATTTTAGATTGTCTTCGATAGTTCCATCTGCTAACCTTGTTGTTACTTCATTTATAGCGTCATTTACTTTATCTAGATTATATGCTCCACCCTCTAGACCATTTTCTAACAACTGAAAATATTCTTCCGCACTATAACCAGCTTGACTAAATTTTCCAGCGTATTCAGATATGTTATCTCCTAGCTCGTGGGTCTTATCTAAACCAACTTGTCCACCTTTTGCAATTAGGTCTAAGGCTTCTTCGGATGTTATACCAAACTGCTCCATTAATTGGTTAGTACCTCTTAATGTTTCGTCAAAATCCATGTCCATAGTGCTTTCTAGCGTTAACAATCCCTCAGTGACATTTTTCATATCTTTTTGATCGATTTCACCAAGCTGTTGTTTAACTTTCGCCATACTATCAGCAACGTTTTCGAAAGATTCGCCATAGTTGCCAGTGTAAATATCTTTCATGGTTTCTTCATATTTGTCTAATTCTTCATTAGCTACGCCTGTTTGCGCTTGAAATTTATTCATTGCCGATTCGACGTCACTTGCTGTGCCTACCGCTGCGGTTCCAATAGCTAATATTCCACCGATAACTCCTGCTTTAGCTAACGTTCCAAAAGACATCCCAATATTACTTGCTATTTCATCCATTGGTGCAGTTATAGTCTCGGCATTTTCTTTAATGCTTTCACCTATTCCACCAAATGCATTTTTGAACGTTTCCTTTAATTTGCTTCCTAATCCGCCACTATCTTTTTCTATTTGGCTGTTGGCTTCTTTATTATCACCAACCATTTTTTGCGATTGTTTTGCAAATTCTTTACTTGTTTCCTTAAAGTCTTTCTTTTGTTCATTTGATGTTTTTTCGCTTGAATTTTCGATTTTTGAACTAACCTTATCTAATTGGCTAGAGACTTGTCCATCATCAACATCAACTTTATAAACTACATCACCATCTGCCATATCATCACTCCTTTTCGGCCATATTTGATAAAGCACTAAATAAATCGCCAAGCGATTGTTGTATTTCTTTTTCTTGTTCCTCTTGACTTAGTTCCAATTTATACTCAGCTTTTTGCTTTAAAAGATTGTTTATATACTCGCCATTTGTTTTGTCTCTTCTAGGAATAGGTCGAGTACGAATGTCGATTATCTGCATTATCCGAGTATCCCTTGACAGCCCTTGAAACAATGCGTTAAATTCCCACCAATGCAATTTATTTCTGTATTCAAAAAGGTTTATGCCGTAACATTGCATAAACCCCGCATATATATATTTAGCATCCTGCGTAAAATCAAAAGATTTTTTATTTTCTTTACGCTTGTTTTTATCTTCAAAAAGCACATCGAATACTTTGCTTAAAATAGCTACTACTTCCGTGTAATTATGTTGTGTGAGTTGTTTTTTTACCAATGCCTTATAGCAAAGATAGATTTTTTCTTCATCAGTATAGGCATTGTTATTAAAGACTTCTAAACAAAACAGCACATTATTAAAATAAGGTTTTATTTTATATTTCCTATTTTTGTATCTAATCTCTGTTGGCAAACTCTTATAAAGTATCATTTTGTCAACTCTTTAAGTGCTTGTTTGTTTCGTTTAGTGTGTTCTTTTATAACTTTATCAAACTGAGGTTTAATCACCCCTGCAATAAATGGCAAAATGTCTTGAATTAGTTCAATATAATTACAGTTATAAAAATCTATTAATTTTTTTGCATCGTTTTCCCCAAAAACAACACCCATTATTGAAATAACCGCATTCCCCATTTGCATATAGTCTACTTTGCCTTGTTGAACGTTAATATTCATAACCTCAAGATTGCGCCAATTCTTTGTGAATTCATTAAGCTGTTTATCAAGGGTAATTTCAACATCAAGCGTAAGTTTTTCACCATTATCATTTTCGACTTCAAGTTGTTCTTTAAATTTTTTATCTCTTTTGATTTTATACATGATTCATCCTCCTAATATATATAAAAAGTAGGGGTTATCCCCCTACTGGCGTACTTTTTAATGTTGGTGTTCCATTAAATGCCAAATCAAAACTGATTTGTGACGGGTCTGTAGCATTTCCGTTAATCTCTACAATATTTTGAATTGTTACATTACATGTAATTGTTTGCGTATTTGCTCCCGTAGCATCTAATTGCGAAATTTGTAATTGTGTTTCTCTTTTTTTCATTAAAGCGTATTTAGCACCAAAGATATACTCTTGTGCTGCATCACCTTTAACTCTGCGCCCAGTAATTGTCAATGATGGTGCCATTCCTGTAACATAGTTATTCGCAAATCCTTTACCGCACATAAAAAAGAACTGTTGTACTTGTTCATTTAATGATTCGCTAAAGTTTTCGATACCTGCACATAATGGTGACCATGTCGCTGTTGTATCGGGTGTAGTGTCAATCGCAACCGTATAATTATAAACTGGTTCTACTTGTACCTGTGCTTTGAAATCTCCGTCAGCCATTTTATTTCCTCCTATTTAATATAATATTTAATTAAAAGGCTTGATCCGTAAATCCATTGACCGTTTTCCTCTATCCCTATCAGTTCTGGGCTTGAGGATGTTTGTATATCAATGATTTGCGTATGTTCGCCTAATTCAATTTGATCGCTTTTTAATTTGCTTAAAAAGTAGTGCAGTTGGTTTAGTGTACTGCATATTTCCTCTTGATCTTTATTTTTTCCGTTAAGCCTTACGTTCATATGATTATAACTGTCTTTGCACATATATATTTCTTGCGGATTTGACCGCCATAGAAGCGCCAAACTATTATCGGGTATATTTGTACCAAAAACTAAGCTTCCTTGATACTGTGCCTTAATAAGAGCCGTTAGAATGTTTATAATCTCGATGTCCATTATTTCATCCCCTCTTTAAATGCTTGTTGAGCAACTTTCTGCCAATCCTTGTTATGGTCTGTTTTAGCTGCATCGCACCACTCATATGTGGCTTTAGCGCTTTTATCTTTAGAAAAATTATAGTCTATACCATTCCATAATTTTTTAGCATATGGCTGGGTATATGTAATTGTTCCATTTTTAGGATCAATTCGCGCCGTTTCTATAAGCTTCCCTTTATCACGCGGGGTATATTCTTCACTGTCCTGATAAACTTGTTCTGTTAACACCGCTCTAGCATTATCGGCACCGCTTGTAATTCTTTTTAGAACTCTTCGTTTATTTAATGTAACTTTAACGCTCACTAAACTAACCCAAGTTCATAATGATGCGGTTTGCCAGTATCATCGGGTACTAAATCGCAAGTTTGAACAGTATATGTCTGTTCTTGATAAATAATGCTCATTCTAGCGCCGTTTCCAAGTGATTGGTTATTTAATACCCATAAGTTCAAATTCGGCTTAGACAACCTACAATCGTAATATAATATTGAGCGAAGAACGACCTCAGTGTTATCTGTTGTTCTTCGTACTTCGTTTGTGTTTTGCATATGTACAAATTTTAAATCATAAGACTGCATAACGGGCTTTTGCCATTCGTTTATACTGGTAATTACTTTTAATGTGGCTATATCGGCCAGAATACGTTTAGGGATGGGTCTGAGAATACTCCAACACTCCTATTTAACAGCCCAGTTTGTTCAAGCAGACTTACCGCTTCGGGGCTTAATGAATTGTAATTTCTTCCTGCGCTTTCTTTTGACTGATAAGTACTGTCCACACTTACTTTGCCAACCGTAAAGCCTTGCCCTGCCACACCAGTATAGGCTACTTCTAAACCGTAATAGCCATAGTACGCACATTGAGCCATGCACGCACGTTTAAACAATTCTTGAATAAAAGGCGCTAAAGAGTTTAAACCCTCTTCAGCGACCTTAAAACGGGTTATTTCATCAATTTTAGAACACGCTGGATTAACGAGACTGTTGAACGTTTCTTCATCCATCAAATCACTGCCGTAAAATTGTGTAAAATCAGCATATTTTATATATGCCATACAATCACCCCTTATCCGCCGTTTTTAACGATCGTAGCATTACCACTTGAAACCGCGAAAGCTCCATTTGCTTTAGTTGTATTAACTAATGCAACAGTGATATTCGTTTCTGATCCTGCGACTGTTACTACGCCATCAGCTGGTAAATCAGTCCATCCGCTAGATAAATCTTGTCCGTATGTAGGTGTTGAAGCGCTAGAAGCTACTTTATACACTAATTTTTGTCCAAGAATTGGTTTAGCAGTAACTGCTACATTTGTTTGATTAGTCTCAGCTCCAGCAGTTGACGTAACTTCAAATGTTCCAAGAGTTGGTGTAGTGATATTTGCTAAGATACCTACTCTACGTTTATCTAATGCAAATACATCGTAGTAGTATCTTTCGTAATATAGCCATTTCCCTTTAGATTGTGCAGTTGGTGCGCTCATCATAGCTACTTCATAGACTACTGGAGCAATCATTGCCATAGGGTCTACTAACAACATATTAATAGTTTTTGCGCCCGATTCAACTTTCCATCCTACTGTAAAGTCAAACGCTGTTTGCATAATATCTTTTGGTACTTCTCGGATTAATACTCCGTCTAATTTCCCGACATTTCGGTCTACATTTCTAATTCCAGTGCCTGCATCGATAAAACGTGTAATTCCCGCTGCTTCTTTTAAAAGTTTATACGCATCTGGTGTCATATACGCTACCAATCTATCACGGTTGATACGTTGGTTAACCATATACGCTAAATATCCATCCCATGTTTCTAAAATAGTATCTTTATCTAACACAGTTGTATCTACTGTACCGAAAGATTGTGCATATGATGACAATTTAGAAGCCATGTATGCATCCATTTCTGGCACTTTTTGGAATTGGTTAAACGTTTCTGTTACATTGGCAATAGTAGCCACTTGATTTGTTTCCTTGATGTCCATTGGATCAACTAATGTATCCCATTCTCTGTCCATCATCATTGTAACGGGTTGCATTTCAGTATTGAAATTACGATTAAATTTACCGTCGATACTGTCACGGTTAACTGCTTTAGCCCCCGAAACTGTCATCGATGGGATCATTACTGTTTTCCCGTTTACTGGTTTATATTTTTCATTGTTTGGCCCTGCCCATAACTCTGGAAAATATGATAAATAAGGATAAGCGTTGGCTAGTGTTCTAGCGTAGTCAACTGCATAATTTAAAGGTGTTTGCACAAAATCTGCCATATATTAATTCCTCCTACTTTTCTTTTGGCATAAAACTCCAAAAATCCCCAAACGTTTGTGCTTCTTTGCCACTTGGCATAGTGCCTTTTGGCTGTGCTCCAAATTGAGGTTTTGGCTCTTCTTGTTGTTCGACATTGAACATATCGGCATATTCCTCTTTAAAAGCCGTAAGCTGTTCATCAATGTCTTTTTCTTTGTCTAATCTTTCCAAGAGCATTTCCGCGTACTTGTCGCTTTTAACTCCTTTATCCGTTAATGTTCGGATAGTGTCTTTCTTTTCGTACTCTTGTACTTTTCCTAATAAATCTTTGTAATCTTGACTTTCCTTGTAGTCTTTAGGTGTGTTTTTCATAGCTTCATTGACCGCTTCTTGCTTAAGTTCTTCCAAATCTTCTTTAGAAACCATGTCAGCAGTGCTAGCTCCATACATAGACATAATGCTTTCTAATAATTCATTGGCTTTATCTTCACTTACTCCAGCCTTAACAATTTCACTACGTACACTTTTTCTTGTTAGTTTTGGCATTATTCTTCCTCCTGCGTTTAAACTAATAAATAACGTGTGCCTACATTTAACGGATGCAGACGTAACCGAAAGCCTACATTTAACGCCGATAGACGAGGGCAAAATAAAAGGACGTATAAAACGTCCTAAAATATAAAAAGCACTCTTAGATGCTAATTATTTAATCATCATCAATATCAACTGTCGCTGTGTTCTTCATACCGCCTAGATATTGACCCATTTTGTAATCTGCTTCTTTACGCAAATAATAAATATATTCATCAATCTTGTTTTGAACATCAACGGGTAAACCGTCTTTAGCAGTTGTCATTTTTTCAATAATATTAATGAAATTATCTCTTGCAAGAATGATTGTATCTTCACATTCTCTGTTCTCAACGCCAAGTAAATCGTTTGTGTAAGCTAAAACCGCATCTTTAATAGACGGTTCAGCAAACCCTAACGGAATACCTCGTTCAATTAAATCATCCGTCATTTCACCGATTTCGTTGTACCATTCACCCAATAATGGATGGATAACAAAAAAACTCTTGCCTACTAACATATGATGCAGAGTTCCTAAATTTTGATATACGATTTTTAAATATGATGTTAAATCTTGATATGGATTCATTATTTAGCTCCTTTTCTTCTTGAAGATGGCTTCTTAGGTTCTTTTACTTCTTTTTGTTGTAAAAAATCATGGTATTCTTGCACTCCCATTTTTAAACCACATTTAAGGCATGTTACTCCATCTTTGTCGCCCATAAATTCATGTTTGCAATCCATTGTTTACCCTCCTGTTTTTTTATCATTATTTAACGATTTGTTCGCGATCATATCGTCGTGTTCGACCCGTTTCATTTATAAACTGTCTCATTTTAGCTTGTCTTTGACTTGTTATAGTTTTTTGCTTATCAGCTTCATCTCTTAAGCCAGCTTTTCTATACATTTCCTCTTGTGTCTTTGATGCGCGGATTTCGCGTTCAATAGCACGCTGTTGTTGGCTTTCTTCATATATACGTTTATTTTCTCTTTCCTGCTCCTTTGATAAAGGCTTAACGTTATTAATCGATTGTTTAGGTATAAACGGATACAGTTGATGCCCGCAGTTAATACCAAGCAATCCATCCGCCTGACCGTAACTTGTACTTGACAAAGCTATAAAACTTACTTTTTTACCGTTCGCATCGGTTGTTGTTCCTTTTCTGTTGTTTTTTGAAACTATCTTCCCTTGCCACGGAGCGCATTTGGGTCTTGCACCGCTATGCTTAGAAACAATAAATAAATCGTTCCCATAATCTTCATTTCTTTTTACAACCGTATCTATACTCAAGTTGTGAACATTTGTTCGTACATACATATTCGCATAGGCTTCGGCCGTCCATTTTCTTCCTGCTTTATCTATAAATGCTGGTATATTTTCTTTAGCTATTTGCCTTATTGCACTTGCAACAGCATTTTGCATTGTTTCTCTATGCATTATCTTTTCTGTGGCTTCGTCTAATATCTCATTTCTTCTTGTATTATATGCAGAAACAACATTATTTAATGTTTTATTAAACAATTGCAATATCATACTTTGCATGGTATTACCCATTGTATTAAATGTTATTAAGAAATCTTCTTTCATATTTTTCTTAAGTTCATTGATGCTTAAGCTAGCTGTATAAGCGGTTGTTTTCTTTAATAGACCGTTTTTAGATGCTTCTTGTAATTTTGGTTCTATATCCTCCAAAGTTTTATCTATAACGGTATTTAACGTGTTATTAGTAGTGCTTAGATATCTGCCACTGCTTATAATACTTTGCGTATGTTTTAACAATAAATTAATTTCTTGGATCCTTTTTTGTTGCCAAACCTCAATCGGCTCATCAATATCTTTACCAATGTATTCAGCCATCATTATTAGAATTTGATTAGTTATACCGCTATACATTTCCTCAAACGGTTCACTTATTTCTAATATTTGTTGGCGCGTTATCATTGCCACTATTCTTCACCGCCAAGAGCGAAATCATCAACCGCTATTGTATTTATTTGATTTTCTTTTTTTATTTTTTCTATTTCTTTAAGTGCTTCTTCTCCCGTCATTCCTAGCACCTTTTCCATATAAGTTAATTTAGACATTAAACCGTTATTTACTAATACAATTCCCTCATTAACGTTTGTTTGTCGGTCTTGTAAGATTGAATCATCAAAGATTACTTTAATCTCTAAATCATCATTAGCCATATTTCCAACACGTTGCCCTTTATACTCAATGTCGTATAAATCCGCAACATTAACTATTCCTTTGATCATTTTTTCAATTGCTTCTTTTATTTGTAATTGATGTGATTTTATAGTTTTATATGTTTTGGAATTCTCGGAGATTACCTCTGTTGCGGTTTTTAGTCCTTGTGATTTATCAAATGTAAACGTTCCTGCACTAAATCCCAGTTGTAAACATAAGGTGCTTAAAAAAGCATTAATTGCGCTTATGTGTTCTTCTACTCTCAACTCAACAGAATTATCATGTATTTTTAATTGTTCTGTATCATCCGTTGCTAATGCTTCATACACTTCATCGTTTGCATCAAAGTATCTTTTTCTTTCGCCAGTTTCAGGGTCAACCACCATTCTAACAGCACTCGCTGGGACAATTATTCTCTTCTTTCCTAACACAAACTCGCGTACGAAACTGTCATAACAAATGTCTAACGCGTGTAATGTTGCTAATGCATTAGCATAAATACTTACTCCTAATGGGCTGTTATCGTCAATGTTGTTCGCAATAGCTGTTCTGTAATAGTAAAATAGACTATCCTCTACATGTTCAATCGAAGTTGATTCATTCAAAAATGGATATATTGTTTGCAGTGGATATCTAAAACCTAAAATATCCTGCGGTTCAACTTCACCGCTAGCATTTTTAATATTTTTAATTTCACTTCTAAATAATTCATTTTCAACTACATATGTAGTTCCATTCCATTTATGCCACTCTAACCGCGTGTAATAATACCCGTTCTTTGCTTCTCGGCTTATAAATACTCCCTCTGTAACTTTGGCGTTTGTCCATGCAGTTGGCACGAACTGATCTGCCATAGCATAGCCAATTTCAATATGCTCGCTTCCTAGTACTGGTTTACCGTCTAAATGATCTGCTTCCGCCCAAACTTTTAGTGCTCCGCCCCCAAGTGCCAAAGACTGCTCGATATGTTCCTGCATCTTTGTAAAAAAGGCATTATCTTTTAAAACTTTTTGGATATAATCGTCTAGAGGATCTGTTTCATTTTCTCCGAGTTCTTTTCCCGAAGAAACATGTACTTCGCATTGCTCGCTCCATATTAATCCAGCCAGTTCCGCACACACTGCTTTAGCAATTCCCATTGTTTCTATATTTCTTTTTCGTATAGGGTCTTTTAACGTAGGTGACAACACTCGATGCCACGGTTTATAAAAGCCTTTATAAATATACTTCCATGGAAAGATACCAAAATAATAAAACTGGTTAAACGCAGGAACACCGCCCAATTCAAATATATCTTTAATAGGTTCTCTCATTCCACTGTCTGCCATAAATTTCGTAGCCACCTCTTTTACTTTCTTTTTTATCTTTTTAAACATCTGCACGCCTCCTACCATATATCGATAATTTGGTTCATATACGGCTCTACCGCATATTCTTGTGCATCCAAACTATCTATGTTATATGTTCCATCATCCAGCCTAACATCCTTTGTAACGTATTTAGAATCCCATACAGCAGTTTGAAATGCTTCTAAGGTGTATTTACATTCGCGCATGATTTTATGCTTGCCTATGCCATGTAAACGACAAAAAAAGCGTATGCGGTTGTTTATTTCACCTTTCCTTGCATTATGTATGCTTAGCCCTATTCCCTCTTTTGCTACTGCGACTTTCAACCCTCTTATAAGAGTTTGCTCAGCACTATCACAGTAAGCGTCTGTTACAATAAAAAATCGTTTGCACTCTTTTACAAACGTCACAAAATCTTTTTCTAATTCTTTAGGCGTCATAATGCCTTTACGGTAGTATTCTTTCAAAGTTATTACCTCGTTCATTCCCGAAGTATATCCCGTTAAATTAAATGTGGTTGCCGAACCGTTACCGCCAAAATCTACTCCAATAGTAGCAAACATAATAGGCGGTGCTTCATCGATAACATAATCTTGTGGTCTATCTGCTATTTGCGTATATATTACACCCTCAGCCGATTTCCATAATCCTAAGATATAACGATCATAGTATACCGTTCCAGCATATTCCTGCTTTAGATTAGCCACAAACGATGGGTCAAGTGTCGGGTTATCGTCTATTGTGTAAGATTGACAGTATATATCTGCATCACTTTCTAGAAACTTTTTAAGCCAGTGGTGTGGGCTTTCGGGATTTAAAGTTCCGTCGAACTTGCTATATGGCTTATCTAAACGCGATTTAAGCATTGTGAATACTTCTTCGTGCCATGTCGCAACCTCGTCACCATAGCAGTATTTAATACTTGCCCCTCTTATCCTGTTTACTTGGTTAATCTTATCCGCTCCTAAGCAATATACTTTCTCCCCGAACATATTCGCGGTATTATCGCTTCTAATATTACCAACTAACTGTTCTCCATATATATTTTGCAAAGGCTCTATTACGTTCCTTTGGAGTGTGCCCTTTGTATTTCCTAAAATAACAACCAATCCATCTTTTCCAGCAACTTGCCTTATTCGTTTTGGAATAACAAAGTAATCTAAGTAGGTTTTACCGCTACGTGTCGCTCCTTGCTTTATATTCCAACGATGATTAGCGTTATCTAAAAACTCACGCTGTTTTTGTGTAAATGCCATTAAATGACACCGCCTATTTTTTCCAATACCTTGTCTAATTTCTCTAACGATTGATCTGTTTGTACTGTTGGTGTGAATTTATCTATTATAATCCCGATTGATGTTGCTAATGCCTGCACACTTGATTTTTTTAGTTTCTCTGGTTCCATCATTGACGCTAACGCCATGTCAATGAATTCCATTGCATCTTGTTTTTTATTATCTAGGTATTCAAGCATATCTTTGGTATTTTGCTCTTTTTTCTCTTGCGCTTTTTGAAGAATATCCGTGCGATTGCATAATCTCCTAACAGTATCTTTAGATACCTTGTTTTTTCTTGCTACTTCCGAATAGTTTCCGCACCCTACATAATCGGCTATTATTTTCTTTTTCTTCGCATCTGTTAAGTGTTTTGCCATTCTTAAAGCACCTCCAATATATCTATTATGTTGTCTAATTCTTCATCATCGTCTATTTTCCCGCCCCCCTTATATTATTTAAGACGATACTATAGGGAGAGTGATAATATCGTCTTAGATAACAAAAAAGCAGCCATTTGACCGCTTTATAAAAATGAAAGGAGTTTAGAAATATAACTAAAAAATATGTCGCCGTGTGGATTAACCAATTTCCCACAATACAATAATAACACATAAATAGTCTATTTTAGTCCCAGTTTAGTCCCAGTTTGTTATTAATATATTTCTTTATCATAATCATCGATCGTCATTATCGGGCTTAAACATAACAACATATTAAGCTTAATATATACATCATCAAGTTTTCGATAAAATACCGATCTTGAATACCCTCGTTTAGATGCTATAGCTTCCCTTACATCTGAATTATCTGGGTTATTAGAAAATATAATGCACACTTCTTTTTCTTCTTCGTTTAAAACAGTTATCGCACGTTCCAGCGAATTAATAAGAAAATTATAATTGCTTATAAGAACATCGTATTGATCGCATTGGTCTATTATCTTTTGCATTTTGGCAATAACGCTACTGTGGTTCCCACCTGGCATATTATCACTTCCAATAGGAATAGCACGTTTCATGTCCATTAGTTCGTCTCTAGTTTCTTCCAAAAGTTGAACAGTGCGTTTCCATTTCTTCCAATTTTGTAGATAATACTTGCTTTCTTTCATTATGCTATGTCCTTTCTTATTAAATATCTGTTTTCAAGGAGTTTATTTGAGTATGTTACCTTTTTTATATGTTCTAAAGTATATTTATCTTTAAAAAACTCTTCTTTAATATCTCGTAGGAAACCAATATAAATTAATTTTCCTCTTCTTATATCGTGGACCCCGTATTTTTTAAGTTTTCTATATCCATAATCTTCGAAGCCAAGTTCTTTTATAAAGTTTTCATAGCTTTTAAATAAACCGCATATGTAATCTAAGTCACCTCCCTCACTGTAAAATGTACCGTCTCTAGGCACACAACCGTATTTATCTACATAAGTATTTACAATCTCTATATTATTTTTTAATTTATCCGTTATTATCATTTTTCGACCTCTTTCCTTGTGGATCTTCTCCTATTACATATCCTCTAAGTTTAGGTTTAATTATTCCTGCTCGTACCTTGGTACAATGTTGTATAAATGTTTTCGATGATTTCTTTCCCATGTATGCAGCACATTCCTTAGAACTTCCAACACATACGGGAAAGTCGTTTTCATCGTATATTGCATATAACTTACTCATTTTTTTAGCTCTCTAGATTAGCGCATAGCACTGGAAAGAAACGGTTTTCTTCGAAATTTATTAAAGAAGTGCTTCCGTCTCTATTTTCAACTATAAATACATAGTGCTTTAAAGCTTCAATCCCTATATCCACAGAAACAATTTTAAATAACCATTTTACTTTAATATCATAAACCCACATATTAGGCTTTAAATCTTCAAATTTGTATGGTTCAATAAAATATAATTGTCTTCTTAGTTCATCATTCGAATCACTTAATTCTTTTGCTTTATCAATAACTCTTTTTAATTGCTCATCGCAAGCTCCCCAATTATGATATAGCATCTTAATATAGTCTATTAATTCAACTTTCGTTAGATTTTTTAAAGTACTATCACTATGCAACTTAAAATGTTTATATTCTTCTGTATTTTCTAATGCTATTTCACAATCTTCCTTACTCAACATTTTATTTCAACCACTCTTTCCATTGTTCTTTGTTTTTTATATCAACAAAATCACCATCATTAAATGTCATATCAAATGTTTCTAATTCTTCACACGCTTTATCTAATGCTTGTTCTAAATCCATACAATAAGAAATAACTCTAACTAATTCCGCCACATTTTCATCTCTAAAAGGATTGACATGACAAGACAATGTTTGCAGTGCTTTACTAGCTTTGTCTTTATCAAATTTCCAATCTTGCTCATTTTCCATCAAATCCACCCCAGTTCTTTACATTGTTGATTAATTGCTTTCAATGTAGCTACGTCTATACCATAATCACCTACCGTAATTTCTTTATCTGGGCTAAAAAGAAAGTAGTTTATTTCACTTATTTCATAAAGAATCATATTGTCACTTTTATAATATGTATATCCTAATGCTTCAAACATTTCTTTAGCGGTCATCATCTTTCACTCCCTAAATACGGTTTTGGTAAAGGCATCCAAGCGTCAACCATGTTATATGACCACCACCAATTTCCTCTTGTTTCAAACCAATGTTTTGTATCTGCATGATATTCAAGAATACTTATATGCTTATTTTTAATAGTTAAAACAACTTGTCTATCATCAGGCAATCCTTTTTTAACTGGTACCCATGTTGTTTTATCAACTAATTCTTGTAATAAAATACGATCCATTACAATTAATTCACAGTTACAATTGCCTTTTTCATCGAAATAATCATTTTTACAAAGCCTATCTAACGCTTCTTGATATTTTGAATTACTCATCTTTATCACTCCCTTTAATCTTCTGATACATGAATTTCATTTAAGCCAGTAACCATATAACCAAAACATAAATTACCACAATCACACAGCAACGCTAATTCATCATCTCTTAAATTTGGAGCGTTTTTATGAATTGTATATTCTCCATGAGAATAACAAGCACTTCTCCCTATAATAACGTCATAATCTTCAAAATTTACATCTTCTTTATCTTTTAAATCTTGTTTAAAATCATGTCTGTAAACTTTGTATTTACTTTTTAGTTCATTATAAATTTCTCTGTTAATTTTTGCTTTTTCTCTTTCATTTTCAGTAAACGCCCATGAACTATAAATTTTAATTTCCATCTTCATCACCCCAGCTGTCTTCATCGAATTGCACCTTTCCACTCATAAGATCCGGCAATAATTTATCTCTTAATTCTGTTAGGTAACGGTTTTCTTCCTGGTTTAAATAATATATATGTTGTTTCCAGTTTGAAAACAGCATAACCAATAAATGCGATACATCATCTTTACTGTTATTTTCGAACTTAATTTGATTTTTGTTTTTTGTAGTTTGAAAGTAATCGCTTTTATTTATTTTTTTACCCGTTAGCTTCTCTAGAAGCTTGTCAAATTCACTATCTAAACATTGTTTATCTTTTTTGTATAAATTAATATCAAATCCCATGTTTTTTGCTATTGTTTCGTTTATTGTAAGTTTGCATTTATTTTTTTCTAAAATAACCCGATTTAAATCATCCAGTATATCTGCATAGCTTCTAGTGTTATTATTATGAAAATCCTCTATATTAATTTCGCAGTATCTAGGATAAGTCAACTTATAGTTATTGCTCCGTATTTCCTCTATAGTTACCGGTTTACAAAACTTGTCAACCTCTTTTCTGGAATCCAGAGTTTCAATAACCTTCGCAATCGTTTCATCATTGATTTTTTTATACTCTTTTTCATAAACCCGGTTTGTATGTGCTTTGCTTCCAAACTGTCCTTTCTGTTCTCTTTTATAACTTTCATAAAATTCTCTAAGATCATAAAGCATAACATTACTTGTCTTTTTATCTTTATCCAGCACTAGAATACACGTTGATATGCTGGTTGCTTCAAACATGTTATCTGGAAGAAGCATTGCCGCATCAACAAGATTATTTTCGACCAGTCTTTTAATAATTGCTTTTTCTTCTTTTGTGTTAGGATCCAGGACATTTCTTGGCAAGATAAAAACGCATCTTTCATTTTTTTCAAGTGCCGACAGAACAAAAGCATAGTTTGCGTTACTTTTTGGCGGAACCCCATAAACAAAACGATTTTCGAGGTTTGCCAATACAGTAGGCTCCCACTTTAAATTGTAAGGTGGATTTGATATTGCTGTGGCCATTACAGTACCTCCACTGTGCCATATTTTTGTCCTGGTGTGCATTTATAAACAGCAAACACTTCACCGCTTAAAACATCCATATTGTAAACTTTTGCATCTATATTTCTAACAGCCAGATTAAAAAGCAGAAATGGAATAACATCACTGTCAAGTTCATATAGATTAAAAGTTATATTTTTATTTTGATTCCACTTCTGGATAGTTAATGCACCGCTGCCAGCGCACATATCTGTAATTTCCTTCCCTTCAGCTAAATTAGCTACAAGTTTTGCTATTGACACCGGTGTAAAATCCTGCCCCTTTTCTTTTCTGTCCGCCCCGTAATACTGGAATATTTTCTGCATCCAGTCATGAGACAAATCACCGTCAACAATTTCTAAAAAACTGTCATAGCAGTCGTTTCTGTTTTCAGTAACACATTTAATTATCTCATTTTTTAATTGTTCAAATTCATTGCATTTAAACAATGCTAAAGTTTTATCGTAAAGTTCTTTAAGCTCCATCTTCTGCTACCTCCTCATTATTTTATATTTCCAACTCTTAACGGGTTATAAAATTGGTTTGCAATTTCCTTTTTAACATCTTCAAGATCAATAGTTACTTTTACATTTTCACTAATATAAATATCTCTTAAATCTCTTTTTCTAATCATTGGTGCAACACAATCAGCTTTCATATCCATAGCATAATCCGCATGATGTTGTGGTGGTAATTCAGCCAATGCACAAGCTACCATTCTTTTATAATTACAAGTGCTTCGTTTTTTACACACTTTACATTTTGTTGCTAACATTGTTAAAAATCTCATTATTTAAACCTCGTCGTCGTCGATTATAATATCTCGTGGCATTTGAAATACATTATTGCTACGTGTTTCGATATGTTTTTGTATCATATCCAATACTAAAACCGCTTTTTCTACCGACGAATAATAGCCCATCGGAGAGTAATGTTTTTCATTATTTCTTAATTCATAATTAACTAAAATATTATAATTATCGTTATCGCAACCCACATCAAACGATTCACACAACAATAATGATTTTTTGTCTTGACTTCTAATCCAAATACCCATCTTCAATTACCTCCTCATAAGTTGCTAAGAAAATATCGGGCTTGCATGGATAAAGTTCACCTTGCACGCCTTTTATTATGTAATCACCAACGCTTGCAGTCATACGCCCCTCTAATGTTATAATTTCGACATACCCCTCAATATGAGCAATAATCTCATGTTCGAGAACCTTTTTATAAAACCAACTTGGATATTCTTCACAACCAAGCTTGAACGCTTCTACAACTACGCGTTTCTTTCTATATTTAGGCATTATTTAACCCTCCTTATTTGTTAAAATATCTAATACTTTTATGTTTTCAATGCCTTGTTTTGGCATTGGTAAACACCGACCATTTTTATCATTTAAAACAATCCATTCTTTCTTATCTTCAATTCTTTTTCTAGCTTTGCTATTCTTTCTTCATATTCTTTTCTATTCATTTTCTACTCCCTTTGATTTTTAAATTCTTTTAATTATTGGATCTCCTTTAAATCCCTTTTCCCATACAAACCAGCAATAACAAGTCGCTGAACTCATTTTTCTGCTCATATCACCGTTTAAATAACACGTTTGTCTTTTGGTATTTACATACACATATTTAGGCGGATATTTACTAAATAGTTTACTTCTTTTTTGCCCTTCTAAAAATTGTATTTTTAATAACATAATTGTCTTGTTTCCGTCTCGTTGGATATTCAAAGCATGTTCAACAAAATCTTGTGCGTACTTATATGGTGGGTTCGTTAATATGTCGCAATTAATTTCTTCGTTATATTGTAAGAAGTCAATTCCCCCTATTCCATAACCCCTATCGATTAAATCTGTTGAATTAACTATATACCCATGCTGTTTTAAAACCTCACTCAGATGTCCTTGGCCACAAGCACACTCCCATATTTCGTTCGACAAAGTGTTTTTATCACGTTCTAAAAACATTTTTAAAAATATTTCAAGAGTTGATGGATCTGTTGAATAAAAATCATGCTTTTCTCTTTCGTGTTCACTATGATTGCTTGCGCCCAATGTTACAAAGGTAGCTTTTTTATTTCCCGTCCAGTCTTTCGCAATTCTATTCATCTTCCATTACCTCACAATTAGCTAGAATATTATCAATATTCCATGGTTCTTCATCTTCCCATTTAACGAAACTAAATGTTGACTTGAACATGCCTACATAATCACCACGACTACCCCACGTTGCATTATCCTTTGTAGGTTGCTTTTCAAATCCATACAATCTGTTACTTTTATCTCTTGCAATAAAATTAAATCCCTCTTTTTTAGCAACTTTTAAATATTCATATTCAAATTTTGTTAATTTAACAGTTTCTTTATATTCTTCTAATAAGTCCATAAGTGACAGCTTTAAGCATTGTCTGCAAGAAGTTGTATTTTTTCTACTGCAATTATTTTTATCACCTTTATTAGTTACCATTTGTGCTAAGTAACAACAAAGACTATCACTATTATCAAAATTTTTAATCTTTTCTTTAATCTTTTCTATCTTTAACATTTCTAAATACCCCTTTTACTATATTCGTTTTCTATCTTAGCAAGTTAGCATCTAAATCTAACCTTTTTCGTGTTCCTAAAACTACGTAGCCATCTTTGCAATACTCGCTATCATAAATTACACAAGTTACCTCTATATGGAAAAATCTCATGGTATAATCGCGGTCAAATTCTTGTAGGCATAAAATATCGCCAACTTGAAAATAACGATCATTTTTCCTAATTTCAAAATCTTTTATGCCTCTCAACTGCATTTCAAAATACGTTGGTTTTGTTTTTAATGTTTTAACTTTCATTTTTCTATGTCCTCTTAATTTTAAATTCTTATAATACTCTATAAATAATTCTTATAATATCGTCTAAACCACTCGACTTGAGTATGAGTTTCTAAATATTTAGCTTGTGCTACACGTTTTAGTCTTATCCTAGTTTCTATACTCCTATGAGCAGAATAAGGCGCTATGCGATGGCAATTAGCACATAGCCATACTTTTAGCCCATCTTCTTCACATTTCTTCCTATCACTCCCATTCAAACAATGGTGATCTTCTAAATTTAAAGTTGTACCGCATAAGTAACATACTTTTTTATCTTGTATTATTGTTTTCAATCAGTTGCACCTCTATTCTCGGGTATTCTTTATCAACTTTTACATCATGCCGTAATTGATTTATATACTTTTGGCTATCGTCAATGATTATCCCTTGTTTAACTAATGCATCTTGAATAAATTTTGTTGCGAAAGTTATGTTATCTACATCACGACGTTTATTTTTTTCATACCATGTAATCTTTAGTTTGATAGGATATTTTTTTATTTTATGTAGCTGATATCTCTTTATAGCTTCTATTACGATAGATTCGTTTTTAAGCTTCATTTGACTGCCTTTGTAACGGTTAGACCGATTGGCGCTTGTATATTCGTTAAGTCCATCTAAACGCCCATAGATAATAAATTCAGCCATATATGCCACCATCTAACGTTGGTATATTTAACTCATTACACCAGCTTATCGCAGTATCAATTAATTTATTCATCTCTTCGGTTGTAAATGTAGATGAACCATAGTAACATTGGAAATATGCATAATCTTTATTTGTATCATCGTATTTAATCAGGTTAACAATTCTAAAACATTTTTTAAGATCATTCTCAGCTATCGCTAATACTTTTAAAACTTCATATTTTGCTTTAGTTCCACCAACCAGTTTTATATACACGTCCATGTCGTCCTCGTCCATTTTCAAAGCTAGTTCATGAACAAGAGACCACAAATACGCATTTTGATTTAATGACCTTTTAGACCTAGGTTTTTTTATTTCAAGTGAATACAACTCTTTTTCTAATTCATCGGTGTTAGCTTTAGAGTTGTAATCACTTATTGTAAAAGTAATCTCCAAATCTCCCGTTTCGTAATTGATTACTCTATGTAAATATTTTCCTAAAAGTTTAATCATCAGAACTGCAAATCGTCTTCCATAATGTCATAGGTGTTAAAAGAGTTATCAAACTCTTTTTCTAGATTAACTGCCTTTAAATCATCAAACCTTGGGTCTTTAACATCATACTTGTTCTTTGGTTCTTCCTTTGGTTTAGTTTCCAAAAACTGCACACTATCGCAAATAATTTCAACTACATTTACTTTTTGACCTTGTGAATTGTCGTAACTGCGTGTTTGGATTCTACCCTCCACGCCTACCAAACTTCCTTTAGAACAGTATTGGTTTACATTTTCAGCAGGTTTACGCCACACGACACAATTAATAAAATCCGCTTGTTGTTGACCATCTCTGCTTGTAAAATTACGATTTACCGCTAAAGTAAATGAAGCAACCGCATCACCTTGTTGGGTCCTTCGTAATTCTGGATCTCTTGTTAGTCTTCCTACCAATGCGACACAATTAATTGACATTTGTTTTTCCCTCCCGATTATTTTTTTTCGCTTTCATTTCCATAGCTTCACCAAACTCATTGCTTTTTAAATACTCAATAACTTTATCGGCTTCGTCTTTTGTCAACAAATTTAATTTATCTTTTCCAGTAGTTTTAATAAAATTACCAACTATATCAATCGAAAAATCAGTAATATAGCTTTTAATAATATCTTTTTGTTCCTGCGTTATTTTTTCTTCTTTCTTGGCCGTCTTTTCTATTTCTTTCACTTCGTTTGTATCAGCATCTTTTGTATCATCAATGTTAAAAAGACCGTTTAAAGCATACTTACGAGCATAGCTAGAAGCAGTACCCGTTATTTGACTGTCGTCCATTCCTTTTTTTGTCATAGGCTCTCTAGCAAATGCATGTGTAATAATCACATCATCACTATCCCAATCGCGTAATTCACACACTGCCTTTATGTAATATCTTTCGTTCATGCTTTCCAATTCGTCTTGAACAATAAGTGCTGTGCGGTATTTAAAGCATATCGGTTTCAATGCTTCTAAAATATCTTCGCAGCTTCGATAATAATAATTACCGAATTTGTTATACTGTCCTTTTGGTGCTTTTAACTCATTTTGGATATTTGCTAATTTTTCATACAAACTAATTTTTACTGCTTTATTGTTTTCCATTTTTACCCCTCCAGTTCTTTAATGATGTTTTGATAATCTTCTATGCCCTCTTGGATATCGTCCAACAGAGAGTTAAATACTTCTTTCAAATTTGTTGCTTTGTTGTTTCCATAGCCGATATTTAATAAATCTTTAGAAATACTTGTCATGCAAGTTATTACATCGTCTACGGTTTCTTTATACTGTTCTAAATCGTAATACATCGCTTGTAGTTCAGCTAATTTCTCATTAGCGTTTCTAAGTTCTATAAATCTTTTCATATCACTTTGACTAGCGGTATTTTTTAAAGCGTATATATTTGCATCTTGTAATCTTGCTATATCGCTTGCTTGTTCTTGGTTCTTTTTTTTTTTCCACCACAAACAACAATATTTTCTATTTT